GCTACGTAATGAGGCCAAGGATACAATCTTAGGCCTGCGAAGCGGCGTGATGACTGGCGAGGGTGCCTATGACCGCCTCGCTATGTTGAGTGCGAACGTTCGGCCAGCCCCTGGCGGGCGCTTTATCGAACCGAACAAGGTTGCGGCAACCGAAGCCTTCCGCGAGGCCGGCATCCCCGGAATCAAGTATCTCGACCAAGGCTCGCGCGGAATACCGCAGGTATGGACTCTACGGCATCCGCAGGGGGGGTTGTCGGACTACCCAACAGAACAGATGGCATTGGCTGCTTTGGCTAAAAACCCGGAAATGACACTTGTCCCTCCAAAGCCGCAATCCAGCAACTACGTAGTGTTCGACGACAAGTTGATCGACATTTTGAGGAAGTACGGCATCGCGCTTCCAGGCGGAGGCATCGCAATCGACTACGCCAGAATGAATGCGGAGCAAGAAAATGCCAATTGAAATCCCGTCCGACGGCGATCTGGCCCGCTGCGTCACCCACGATCCCGACAACGCATGGCCGGAGTCCATTGAGATCGTTGCGTACTTCAGGAAACCCAACAGCCGTCGCGGCAAGCGGGTCAGTATCAAAATCAGCGGGGAGGAGTTCTTCGGTCTGACCACGGGCGCGCCGATGACGGGCGATCAGTTGCTTGGTGCCGTCGATCGGTTGAGGAGAAGCGGCAATGGCCGGTGAAGCCGAAGCAATCGAGGTCGTGATCGAGGACGAGAACGACAGCGTCCGGGTCGATCACGAGACGGGCAACATCGAAACCGACACGCCGGACGGCGGCGTTGTCGTGCAATTCGGCGCGGCGCGGAAAGCGACGGCGGAAGGGACCGAGAACTTCGACTCCAATCTTGCGGAGGACATGGACGAGGAAGAACTGTCCCGGCTTGCGGAAGAACTGCTGGACGGCATCCGCGCCGACGACGCCTCCCGCCAGGAGTATCTGCAAATCCGCGCGCGTGGTCTCGCGTTGCTCGGCACCAAACTGGAGGCCCCCAAGGCTTCGGTGGGCGATTCCGTCTCCGGCATGAACGGCATCTCCAGCGTGACCAATCCGCTGCTGCTCGATGCGTGCCTGCGCGGCTGGGCCAATGCCTATGGCGAGCTGCTGCCCGCGTCCGGACCGGTCAAGATTCGCAACGACGGCGACGACCGGCAGATCTCCGACGAAATGGCCGAGCGCCTTGAGCGCGACATGAACCACTATCTGACCGTGACGGCGAAAGAATACTACCCGGACACGTCGCAGATGTTGTTGTGGGGTGTTTATTTCGGCGGGTCCGGATTCAAAAAAGTGTCGCGGTGCCCGATGCGCCGGCGCCCCGTGTCCGAGAGCGTGGATGCGAAAGACCTGATCGTCTCCGACACGACGAAAGACCTGAAGGCTTGCGGGCGCATCACGCACGAAATCACCATGCGGCCATCCGTGATGAAGCGGATGATGCACCTCGGCGCGTACCGCGAAACCCAACTGACGCAGCCGACGCCCACGCAGAACGTCGTGGATACGCAGATCGCGGGCATCCAAGGGACGATGTCGCAGCGCTCGCGGCCGGAAGATCAGCCCTATTCGCTGTACGAGACCCAGTGCGAGTTCGACCTGCCGGAATTCGCGCCCAAGGAATATTCCGACGAAGGCATCCCGCTCCCGTACTTGGTGACCATCGACAAGGACAGCCGCAAAATCCTGTCCATCCGCCGGGACTGGAAAGAAGACGACGACCAGTGCGAGCGCCGGCAGATGTACGTGAAATATCCGTACGTCCCGGGACCGGGATTCTACGGGACGGGTCTTCTCAACATCCTGGGCAATGCCTCGGCTGCCATGACCGCCGCGTGGCGAGAAGCGCTCGACACCGCGATGTACGCCAATTTTCCTGGCGGCCTTATCGCGAAATCAAACACGAGGCAGAACAACTCGCAATTCACGCTGGCACCTGGTGAGTTCGCGCCGATCGACACCAACGGCGGCCCGATCCAGGAAGCGGTGATGCCGCTGCCCTACAAGGACGTGACCGGCGGCATCCTGTCCCTGATGGACAAGATCACATCGCAGGCCAAGGCGTTGGGCGGCGCGGCGGATATCCCCTCGGCGGAAGGCATTGCGAACGTGCCGGTGGGCACCATGCTGGCGCAGATCGAGCAGGCAACCAAGGTGATGGCTGCGGCCCATCGCGGCATGCACACCGCGCAATCGGAAGAATTCGAACTGCTGCTGGGGTTGTTCCGCGACTCCCCGGAGGACTTCTGGCGCGGCAACAAAGAGTGCCCGAAGAACTTCTGGAGCGAGGAAAAATTCCTCCAGGCTCTGGATAACTGCAAATTGGTGCCGTGCGCGGACCCGAACGTGCCGTCCCACATTCACCGGGTCGGCAAGGCGGTGGCCCTGTCGCAGCTGATCACCGTGCCCCCGTTCACCGCCCTGATGAACGCGGAAGAGACGCTGCGGCGCATCCTGAGTGCGATGCGCGAAGACCCGAACGGTCTCCTGATGCCGCCGCCGCCGGCGCCCGGGCCGTCCCTGATGGAGCAGGCGCAGATGAAGGCTGCTGATGCGCGCGTCGAAGCCAACGCCGTCAAAGCGCAGACCGAACAGGTCAAGGCCACGGCGAAGGTCGGCGAGACCATGGCGAAAGAGCGCATGTCGGCCGCGACCAACGCGACCAAGAAAGACGTGGAGTCCATGAGACTGGCGCAGGCGCTGGTGAAGACCGACGCCGAGCAGAGCGACTCCTCGCACAGGAAAGCGTTGGAAATCGGCGACCGTGCGATGGAGGCGCGCCGCTTTGAACACGACTCCAGCATGGATCAGGCAAAAGCCGCGACCGATTTGATAAAAATTGCGAACACAGATACGTCCCCAGGCGAATAGGAGCCGAGATGTCGCATCCTCAGCAGAGCAAGCGTGACGACAAGGTCTCGCGTTCGCGTGCCAAGGAGTTGACGAAGGGCTACGCCACGGGCGGCGCCCCGCACTCGGACGTGGTCGCGGACAAGGCGCTCATCAAGAAAATGGTGAAGCCTGGCGCCATGAAGGTCGCGGGCTTTGCTCCGAAATCGCGGATGGATCGAGCGGGTCGCGCCTCCGGCGGTCGTGTCAAGAAGGCTCCGCAGACCAACATCCACATCAACGTAACGCCGCCGTCGAGTGTAGCCCCGCTCGCGGCATCGGCGGCGCCGGGGGGCCTCCCCGCCCCGCGTCCGGCGCCGCCACCCATGCCAGCGCCGCCCCCAGGAATGGCCGGGCCCGGCGCTCCGCCGCTCCCCACCGGATTGCCTCCGGGTGGCCCCCTCGCAATGCGCGCCAAGGGTGGCCGCGTTGCCGCGAAGCCGGGCCCCGGCTGGACCGAGAGCATGAAGAACGAGACTCCCGTGCAGCATCTGCCGGGCAAAAACGATCAGAAGGGCCTCAACCGCGGCAAGCCGATCACGTATGCGACCGGCGGGCCGATCAATTCGCCGGCCAAGGGCGGCATGGGTCCGAAGATGCCCGGCGGCGGTCGTGGTGGACTTGGACGATTGGCGAAGGCGGCCAGAGCCAAGGCCAAGCACTAAGTTTTGTTCGTTGCGTGTGGGGAATTCGGGGCCTGAAACGTCGGGACGCTCTCGGCGTATGAAGGACGAGGAATGCCGGCGCGATGTCGGGCCCACGCTCAAGTTCTGTCGAATTCAATCTCACGTCATTCGATAGCCCCCGCGTCTTGGGCGCGGTGCGCCAGCGCTTGTCCGCGGCGATCGAAGAACGCGTCAAACAGGTCGCAGACGGCTTTGCAAAAGACTGGGGCGATTACCAGCGCCGCATCGGGCGACTTGAAGGCGCGCGGGACGCGCTCACCATTCTCGACGAGATCGAGCGCGACAACGCCAATTAAATCACAGGAGATTCATCGGTGGCACGTTCCAACGCGGTAGGAAAACTTCGCCAGATCGTCGACGAGGAAGGCGATCCGAAAGACGTGCTGCTTCGCGCACTGGGCAAGATCGACCAAGTGACCCGCGCGCAGGTTCTCGTGGCGACGCACCCCGGCGCCAAGTACCACACGGGCACCAAGATTCTGCGCACCGACACCGATTTGCTGGAGCAGCGCTTCCAGGGTTCGGTCGGCCTTGTCGTTGCGATGGGCCCGCTCGCCTTCGTGGATGCGCCCGGCGCGTCGTTCGGCGATGTCCGCGCCAAGGTCGGCGACTGGGTTTTGGCCCGTCCCGCCGATGGGCTCGAGCTTTTCATCAACCAGGTTCCGTGCCGCCTGTTCGAGGACGCGAACATCCTCATGGTGGTCAGCAACCCAGATTCATACTGGTGAGGTAGCAATCCATGGCCCCCGAAGATCAAGCCGTTGAAGAACTGGTCGTAACTGTCGTTGACGACGAAAAGCCGGATGCGGCGACCGACACGGTCGTCAAAGCCGAAGACCCCGCCACGGATGCGGTCAAGGACATCAGCCAGCAGTTGGAGGCGATGCGCCGGCAATCCGCGGCGGACCGCGCCGCAGCCGTTGCCGCCAAGGCCGAAGCCAGGGCCGCCACGCAGGAATCTGCGGTTATCCGTACCGGCGCCGTTGAGGCTCAGTACGGCAGCGTCGTAGCCGGGCTCGATGCCGCGGAGAGCGAAGCCAAATCGATCGCGCGCGAGATCAAGGATGCGCTCGATGCCGGCGAATACCAGAAGGCCGCCGATGCGCAGGTCCGCGCCGGCGAGGTCGGATACCGGATCGGACGTCTCAAAGAAGCCAAGTCCGATATGGATTCGCGGCGGGAAACGCCGGAGCGAACATCTCCGGCCCCCGCTCCGGCGCCTGCCGACCCGGTCGAGGCGTACGTGGCGAACCGAACGCAGCCGACCGCGACATGGCTCCGGCAACACGCCGAGTTCATCACCGACCCGCTGAAGAACAAGAAACTGACCGCAGCGCATTTCGATGCCGAAGGCGAAGGCTATCAGGCCGACACGCCGGAGTATTTCGCGCACGTCGAAAAGTATCTCGGGATCGGAAAGGCGGACGAACCCGCGCCGACGCCAGAGCCGAAGCCTGCCGTAACGGCAAAGCCAGCAGCGAAGCGCGCACCGGCGGCGCCCGTTTCCCCCACGTCGAACAATGGCGCGACGGCGTCTCGCAACGAGGTTCGGCTGACCAAGTCGGAGGCCGAAGCGGCCACGGATGGCACCCATGTGTGGAATTACGACGATCCGACTGGAAAGGCCCGGTTCAAGAAGGGCGAGCCGATCGGCATCCAGGAATTCGCCCGTCGCAAGCGCGAGATGATCGCGAGCGGCGTGTACGACCGCACCTACGTGGATCAGTGAGGATCATGACCATGACCGAAGACGTCATCCAGAAGATCGACAGGCGCACCAAAGCCGGCCGCGCGATGCTGAAGCCGCCGAGTGCCGAGGAGAAGGCAGCTATCGCCGCCGCTGCCCGGCGCAAGGTCAAAATCGTTTCGAGCGATGCCCCTGACGATCTTCCCCCGGAGGAGGTCGAAGTGCCGCTGCAGCGCACCGTCCGCCGCGAAACGCGCGAGCCGACCCGCGAGGCCACGCGCCGCAACACGCGCGACAAGGTCGAAGTCGTCGGGCGAAACGGCGAGCGCCTGTCCCGGCGCCGCGAGATGGGCATCGACCCATTCCACATCGACCCGGCGATCATTCCCAAGGGGTGGGAATACCAGTGGAACACCATCAGCGTGACCGGCAACAAGGACGTCGTGGCCGACATGAATCTCCTGATGATGGAGAACGGCTGGCGAGCCGTCCCCTCCTCCCGGCATCCCGGACGATACATGCCGGCCGGCTACAACGGCGCGATCATTCGCGGCGGTCTTCAGCTCGAGGAACGCCCGAAGGCTCTGTCCGACGAAGCGCGGGCGGAGGACCTGCGCGCGGCGAAGCAACTCGTTTCTGACCGCAACGAAGCGCTGCAACTCACCACCCTGCGGGGTCGCATGGCCGACGGTTTCGAGATGGGTGGCAAGTACCGCGGCACCGGCGGGAACGTCCGCATCAGCATCGATCAGGGTGGCGACATCGCGCCTCCGCAGCACGAAGTCGAGGAATGATCCATGCGAATGGTGATCTCGCTCGCCACGCGAGGCCGCCCGGCTCAGGTCGTCAAGACGATTGACCGCTCCATCGTCAACCTGACCGACGGAAATACCGTCCTCTGGGTCATGGCGGACGAGGACGACTCGGACACGGCCAACGCGGTGCACAGCGCCATCAGGAATCGGTGGGGCGAGCGCGTCAAACTGTCGGTTAAGCCTCGCGAAGACACCATCGCCGAGAAGTGGAATCGCATCGTCTCGATTGATCCGGACGCCGATCTCTACATGTCGGCTGCGGATGATGATCCGTATGTCGTGGCGGGATACGACGCCCGGATTATCGAAGCGGCACGGAAATTCCCGGACGGCATCGGCATCGTGTACGGCCGTATGGCGAACGCCAGTTTCACCGGCGTCGCCGCTCCCACGCGCAAATGGGTCGAGTTGATGGGAAACACGATTTTCCCCGAATATTTTCCGTACTGGTTCGTGGATCACTGGGTCGACGACGTAGCGCGGATCACGGGGCGAATTTCGTACGCGGACGTGTGGACCGATCAATCCGGCGCCGGGAAGACGCAGGAATTGCGCGAGCCCGCCTGGTGGGCGACGTGGTTCGATGCGGCCTACCTGTTTCGCCGCAAACAGGCTCACGACGTCATCAAGAATCCCGAATTCCAGTCGCCGGACTGGCACAAGGACATCCTGCTGAGCCACCACCCGCTGATCGAGTACCGATCCCGCTGGGTCAACGACAACGTCCGCACGCAAGCCCGACAGTTGGAAGGCTGGTCCGGCCTCACCACGCAGGATGCCCGCTATGTCCGCATCAAGGACAAGGCGAAGGCGATGCTGCCGGACCTGTTGAACAACTACGGCATGCCGGAGGCGGAGAAAGCGGAATTCGAACGCGCGCTGTGTCCTCCGACCACGATCCCCAACCTTCGACGAGCATTCGGCTAGGCCAACATGCACGCCCCCCAAACCGGCACCGTTCTCTGCCACGGCTGCTGGGATAACTTGCACATCGGTCACATCCGGCATTTGCAAGAGGCCAAGGCGCTCGGCAACCGGCTGATCGTCAGCGTGACGTCGGATCGGCACGTCAACAAGGGCGTCGGGCGTCCGCGGTTCTCGCAAGAACTGCGGATGGAAGCGTTGCGCGCGCTCGATTGCGTCGATCAGGTCGTTCTCAACGACGCGCCGCACCCGACTGAGTTGATCGATCAGATCAAGCCATCGATCTATGTGAAGGGCTCCGACTATGAAGCCGGCGCGCTGATCGAATCCGAGGCGGTGCAGCGCAACGGTGGTCGCGTCCACATCACCGGCACGGCAAAGTGGTCCTCGAGCCGCCTGATCAATCAGGACAAGTTCAACGACGAGACCGTCGAATATCTCGAAAAGGCCCGCGCGGCTGGGTTTCTGGACCGCATCCTGGGGGCGTTCGAAGCCGCCGATCAGACAGAAATCGCCTTCGTGGGCGAGACCATCATCGACCAGTATCGCCATGTCCAGGCGCTGGGAAAAACCTCGAAAGAGTTCACGCTTGCCACGGTCGAGGTGGGATTCGAGGAGTTTGAGGGCGGCGTGATGGCCGCCAGCCGCCATGGCGAGTGGCGCAAAGTGTCGGTGATCACCGGCGCCATGCCGATCACCAAGACCCGCTACGTTGACTCCGATTTCTCCCGAAAGCTGTTCGAAATCTATTCGGACCGCACCATCGCGCAGAGCGACAAGCAGCGGGCATACTTCCACGACGATCTTGGCGAAGCGATCGGCGCCGGACGCACCATCATCGCGTTCGACTTCGGGCATGGGCTCATCCGCCAATCCAACCGGCAAATGATGCAGCACGCCAAGTTCCTGGCGGTGAACGCGCAGAGCAACGCCGGAAATTTCGGGTTCAATCCGGTCACCCAATATCCCAAGGCGAACCTGATTTGCATCGACGATCCGGAGGCGCGGCTTGCAACCGGCATGCAGCACGAGCCGATCGACATTGTGGCGAGAACGCTTTCGATGAAAATGCCGGGGTCAGATTTGATCGTGACGCACGGCCGGCGCGGCTGCATTGCAATGGAACGAAAGACAGGCCATCTGGCGCGCATCCCAGCGTTTGCGTTGCAGGCGGTGGACACCATGGGCGCTGGCGATGCGTTCTTGGCCGTTGCTGGTCCGCTGGCTGCCACGGGTCTGCCGACAGAGATGGCGGCGTTCGCCGGAAATGTAGCGGGCTCGATCAAGGTGTCGATCGTCGGGCACCGGCGTCACGTCGGGCGTTCCGAACTCGTTTCCACAATCGAATCCCTGTTGAAGTAGGCCGCCGATGACGTGGTTCGGAAAAAACGCTCCCAAGGTTCGGCCAAGGCCCGCATTCCCGAATGACCGGCTGCTGAAGGCACTGGACGCCGTCCAGGTAACCGGCGGCACGTTCGACATGGCTGTCGGATTTGCGCGCGAGCGCCGCAAGATCGGCGCGAAAGTCTATTTCGTAGGCAATGGCGGTTCTGCGGCGATTGCCTCGCACATGGCGGCGGATTGGATGAAGGCGGGCAAGTTCGCGTCGCTGTGCTTCAACGACGGGGCGCTGGTGACGTGTCTCGCCAACGATCTTGGCTATGGCAGCGGATTTTCCGAGCCGATCAAGCGCTTCGGCCAGCCGGAGGATCTGCTGTTCGCCATCTCCAGTTCGGGGCAGTCGATCAACATTCTCAATGCCGCGAACGCTGCCAAGAACATTGGGATGCGCGTCGTGACCCTCTCCGGATTCAGCCCGCTCAATCCGCTGCGCGAGATGGGCGACATCAATTTCTACGTCAACTCAACCCGGTACGGACCCGTTGAGATCACACACCTGAGCATCCTGCACGCCATGTTGGACCAATTGATCGAAAGCGAGACATGAAAGCCGAGATCGAACCCCTGCACGTCGTGGTGAAGTTCGGAAACGACATCTCCGGCGACGTCCAGGCGAAAGCGCTTTTCGAGTTCGAGAAGATGCTGCGCGTCCTCTCCGGCGGTCAATGGATCGAGGTCTTCAAGGAGATCAAGGGCGACGACAGCAAGCTTCGCAACCTGATGACGCCGGCACAGAGGGCTCAACTATGACGCCGGAACCGTTCCACCACGCCAATGGCTCCAAGCTTGGACCGCGTCCCGACTATTCGGATTGCGTCGTCCTGAAGCCGTGGGGATTCGAATTCCAGGTGTTCGACAACGGCGCATGCTGCATCTGGCTCCTGCACATCCGTGCGAACCAGGGCACGTCGATCCACTGTCACATCAACAAGCAGGCCACGTTCGTGCCCCTGCTGGGCCAACTGACGTGCCGCACCAATTTCGGCCGGAGCGACTTGTCGTTCCCGGCTTCCATGAGCGTGGACAAATGCGAGTTTCATTCCGTCGGCAACGAGACCGCGGACGGCATTTTTCTGCTTGAGATCGAGCGTCCTTCCAACAAGGACGATCTGTTCCGGCTGCGAGACAGTTACGGACGCTCGCAGGGGTACGAGGGTGGCGACAACATCGTGCGCTCCGACATCGACCTGTTCGGCCATTTCACGTTTAGCGAAGACGGCGAAGCCGAGTTCCTGAATTTCAAGATGAGGATTCGCGACGGCGCGCTGTTCGTCACCGGGGGCTGGAACAACGCAATGGTCTCAGTCCCGTTCAACGAAGGGGTCGCCTGATGCCAAAGGGATACTGGATCGCGCGCCTCGATGTGCATGACGTCGATGCCTACAAGAAATACGTCGAGGCCAATGCTTCGGCTTTCGCCAAATTCGGCGCCAAATTCCTGACGCGGGGCGGACCGTTCGAAACCGTCGAGGGCGCATCGCGGGAGCGCAACGTCGTTCTTGAGTTCGAATCGTTCGAACAGTGCCGCGCCTGCTATTTCTCCGACGAGTACCAGACCGCGATCCGTCTGCGTCTCGGCAAAGCCACATCCGACATCGTCTTGATGGCTGGATACGACGGCCCGCAGCCGCCCGAGCAGCCGGCAGATGCCGCGCAGGTCAGAAAGGCCGACAAATGACATCGCCCATGCCTGAGCTCGTGGAGCACGTAGCCGGGGTCACTCCCGGCGGGTCGGTCTATGACTTGCTGCTCGATCACACAAAGATCGGGTTCTACAAGGATCGCGTGCTGGCGTGGCAGCGTGGAGAACGCATCGCGCCGATCACCATGGACGTTGCATGGACACGCCAGTGCAACGCCGCCTGCATCTTCTGCGCGGCGACCACGCAAGCCTCGGATGGCGGCGGACGCATCACCCAGAAGATCGCGTATGAATTTCTGGAGGATGCCGCCGAGATCGGCGTGAAGGGTATCAGCCTGATCAGCGACGGCGAGAGCACGGTCGTCCCCTGGTACGAGGAGAGCATCGAATATGCCGCCAAGCTCGGCATCAAGATCGGCATCGGCACCAACGGCGTGCGCCTCAAGCGCAAGACTCTGGAGCGCATCTTGCCTCACGTCAGCTATTTGCGTTTCAACTTCTCCGGCGGCGAGCGCGAGCGCTACAAGCAGATCATGGGCCTGAAGGATCGCGACTTCGATCAGGTCATCCAGAACGTCAAAGACGCGATGGACATCAAGCGCCGCGACAACCTTTCGGTCAACGTCAACATTCAAATGGTCCTCATGCCGGACATGGCGGACCAGATCATGCCGTTCGCGCGTCTCGGCCAAGAACTGCGCCCCGACTACGCGATCATCAAGCATACGGCCGACAGCAAGGATGGCGCTCTGGGCGTCGACTACACGAAATACGACGCTCTCTATCCCGTTCTCAAGGAGGCCGAGGCGTTGAGCGACGAGACGTTTCGCGTTGTTGTGAAGTGGGCGCGCATCAAGGACGAAGGGAAGCGAGACTATCAGCGCTGCTACGGCCCCCCCTTCCTACTGCAGATGTCAGGGAACGGCTTGATTGCGCCATGCGGTCAGCTTTTCCAGGAAAAGTACAAGAAATTTCATATCGGGAACGTCACCCAGCAGCGCTTCCGCGACATCTTCAAGTCGGACCGCTACTGGGAGGTGGTCCAGTATCTCGGAAGCGACGAGTTCGACGCGCAGCGCAATTGCGGCCCGAATTGTCTGCAGACCCTCACGAATTCATGGCTCGACAAGTACGCCAAGGGTTCGGTGTCCTTCAATGAAGGGCCGATGCCCGTGCATTCGGAATTCCTATGACCGTCTCCGAATACATCGCGCAGTTTCTATCCGAGAAGCTCGCCCCGGCGCGCGCATACGGCGTTTGCGGCGGCGGCGCGATGTATCTGAACGACGCCATCGTTCACCATCCCGGGATCGACTTCACGGCGATGCACCACGAGCAGGCTGCGTCGTTTGCGGCGGAAGCTGATGCCCGTGTTTCCAACAAGCCCGCAATCGTACATGTGACCGCAGGACCGGGCGTCACCAATGTCATGACCGGTGTGGCGTGCGCCTTTGCGGACTCACTGCCCATGATCGTGATCGCGGGCCAGGTCGAGAGCCGCACGCTCAATCCAGGTGGCGTCCGTCAACTCGGGATCAGCGAGGTGGATGGCCCAGCGCTGATGGCGCCGATCACAAAGCATGCGCGCGTGGTCAAAGACCCGTACGAAATCCGACACGCGCTGGAACAGGCTCTGCACTTGGCGACCACGGGGCGCCCGGGGCCGGTCTATCTCGAAATCCCGCTCGATGTTCAGCGCGCCTTTGCGGATGTGAACCGCATGGCCGGGTTCAGCCCACTGACCGAAACGGTGTCGAATCCGACGCGGTTCAATATTGCCCGCTGCATCAAGACGCTGGAAGCGGCGCAACGCCCCGTCATCCTGATCGGCAATGGCGTGCGGCTGGCCGGCGCGGTTGACGAGGTGCGGTCTCTGCGCCGATTTGGAATTCCCATTCTGTGCTCGTGGGGCGGGGCCGATCTGATCTCGAGCCAAGACCCCTGCTACGTCGGCAGGCCCGGCCTAATCGGCGACCGCGCCGGAAACTATGCGATCCAGAACGCCGATGCGATTTTGGCGATCGGCACGCGCCTGTCGATTCCGCAGATCGGCCACCACCCGGAAATGTTCGCGCCCAACGCCAAACTGATCGTGGTCGATATCGACAAAGCGGAAACCGAGAAGCAGACGCTTCGGGTCGATATCCCAATCGTCATGGACGCGAAGCATTTCCTGTCGAAGATCAATGCGGAAGCGAGACCTTTGGCAGCATGGCGTCCTTGGCTCGAAAAGTGCCAACAGATGAAGCGGCGCTTCCCCGTGATAGCCCCGAAGGAAAACCCGAACGCCGGGGTGCAGGTTTATCCGTTCCTTCGGCATCTGAGCGAACGCATCGACGATGACGCGATCATTGTGACCGACGTCGGCATGTCATTCGTTTGCACCATGCAGGCGATGCCGACCACATGGCGGCGCCGGATGTTTCATTCTCCCGGTATTGCCCCCATGGGCTACGGGATCCCGGCCGCCATCGGCGCCTACAAGGCATGCGGCGGAAAACGTCAGGTGATCTGCCTCACGGGCGACGGCGGCTCGATGTTCAATCTGCAGGAACTGCAGACCATCGTTCACCACAACATGCCGATCAAGATTTTCGTTTACGAGAACGGCGGCTACAAGACGATGCAGACCACGCAGGGCAATCACTTCAGCCGCGAAAGCGTGTCGGGCGTCGACTCCGGGATCAGTTGGCCAAGTTTCATGGCCGTCGCCAGCGCGTTCGGAATCGAAGTCGACTGGTTCAAGACCCACGGCGAACTGGATGACTTGCCGCAGATTGTGAACGACAAAGATGGTCCCCGGGTCTGCGTGCTTTCGATCGACCGCGACCAGGTCATCGCGCCGCTGGTGAAAACCAAGGTTGAGGACGGCAAATTCGTCCCGGTCTCCATCGAGAAGATGTGGCCGCACCTGAGCGATGAAGAACTGCACGGCGCATCCGAACTTGCGGACAAGGTCTCGTGATGCCGGCGCTCACCAACGCGGACCCGCACTATTGGGCGCCGAATCCATCGGTGATCGAGGCGCTGTGTGCCAGGCTTTCGGATGACGCCAAGGTTCTGGAAATCGGACCGGGCACAACGCCATTTCCGCGCGCGCAGGTGCTGGTCGACATCAAGGATTTCGGTACGGGGCTCAAAACCGTCTCCTGCGATCTCAATCAAGAGCGGCTTCCGTTCGAAGACCAGTCGTTCGATTTTGTCTACGCGCGGCACGTCCTTGAGGACATGTGGAATCCTTTCAACCTGCTCCGCGAAGCCGGGCGCGTGGCAAAGGCCGGATACTTCGAAACCCCCTCGCCGCTTTGCGAATTCGCCCGCGGCGTGGACGGCGGATCGCCGCAATGGCGGGGCTACCATCACCACATGTGGCTGATCTGGCCGTCAGGTAACACCTTGAATTTTATGGGTAAATTCCCACTGATCGAGCACATCGGAATGCCCGCGCAGCAGGAGGAACAGTACCTGCAGATGCTGCGCACCGGCGACGACATGTGGAACACGCGGTTCTACTGGAACGGTCCGTTCGCGTTCAAGCACGTGCAGTGCCCGCAGGATTATCACCTGCCGCAGGACTACCTGCCGCGCATCACGTCCGCGATTTCGGACTGGCACAAGGACCTCAAGCAACCCCTTTCGAAGCCCTGCCCCTGGAGGAAATGAGAATGGCAACCAAGATTTTTATGGCGATTCCAGCGTTCGGTCAGATGATCACCGCGACGACGTTCCTGACCACGCATCATCTGCAGCAGGTTCTGTCATCCAAGGGCATCGGCGGCGGAATTTCCACGCTGTCATTCCCCGACATCGCCGAACTGCGCAGCATGTATCTGACGATCTTCCACGACACGCTGGATGCGTCGCACCTGCTGTTCATCGACGCCGACATGGGCTTTCATCCCGACCTCGTGATGGACATGCTCCTGCTCAACGAGCCGGTCGTCGGGACGATCTATCGCCAGCGCAAGGAGCCGGTGTCGTGGGCCGGCTCCGGCAATGGCCAGCCAACCGCCGAGCGCCGCGGCAACTTCATGGAGGTCGAGGGCGTCGGCATGGGCTGTACGCTGATCCGCCGCGATGCTGTGCAGATCATGCTGGAGAAGATGCCGGAAATCGTGGACACGCGGCTTTCCCTGCATCCTGCTGGCGAGACCTTGCGCGCCGCCGGCGCCACCCGCCTGATCCGCGCTTTCGAGAAGCTCGACATTCCGGACCGCGGCATCGTCAGCGAAGACCTGTCGTTCTGCATGCGATGGGGGCAGTGCGGCGGCAAGGTGTGGGCTTCCATCGGACATCGCATTTCGCATGTCGGGCAGCACGATTTCTCGGGTCGGTATCTCGATCAGTTCGAGCAATCGGCGCCGCAAAGCATCCCCGTTACGAATTCGACTCCGGCTGCGCCCGTGGTCGAAGTGCTGGAGCCGACAGCTTGCGTGGCCGGCGCGGTATCTCCCGGAGCGGCAGCGGCTGCGTGATGTCTGGCGACATTCATCCAGAATACAGGAAGATCATGGACTCCCACGGGGTCGTCCCGTGGGAGAAATCTCCCGATCCAATGCGTGGCGTCATGGTCTTGCCGGGTGACGATCGGCTTGGCTTCGCTGTGGCATTGGTTCTCGAGCCAACGGCGGAAGACCTGCGAGTGTTCGATATGTGCGTGCGGGAGTGCGCGACGGCTCTGAAAAAGTCTATCGCCGCACTCGACTCGCCAACCGCTTGACGAAATTCCAGAACACACATAAAAGCGAAATCACGTTCTCCGTTGCGCGCAGTAACGGATTGAGCCTCGCCAGGATCCAGCAGCGAATGCGGTCCTGAGCTTTCTCCGCAGCAAGCCGCTGTGGGCACCCGGTCAAATCGACGCAAGGCTTGCGCTGGTCGGACCTAGCCCGGAGCCTGCTCGTGGCAAATACCCAGGCCGCATTTGGTTTCAAGCACATCGGCTATCTGTCCGGTGGTGCCCCTGATTACCAGCAACAGACTCGACTCATCCAGTCGACGTACTCGACCAAGATTTACAACGGCGACCCCGTCCAGAAGCTGAACGCGACCTCGATCTACATCGTTCAGGGCGCGGGCGGCACATCCACCACCGGGACCGCGGTGCTGCAGGGCATCTTCGTCGGCTGCCAGTACACGCCATCGGGCGGTCTTGGCATTCCGCAGTGGTCACCGTACTGGCCCGGCGCGGCTGTCTCCGACGCCACCGCCTACGTCATCGACGCGCCGAATGCGCTGTTCCTGGTCGCGGCCCTCTCCACCGCAATCTCCAGCGGACTCGCCGGCCAAAACTTCGGGTTCAGCATCGGCACCGGCTCGACTTCCGGCGGCGGCTTCTCCGGCGCCACGCTCGATCAGTCCACCGCCACGTCGGTCACCACCACGCTGCCGTTCAAGATGGTTGGCCCATATCAGGGCGTAGGCAACGGCTCCGATCCGACGACCTCCTACAACTGGGTTGTCGTCACCTTCAACAACGAAGTCTACCGCACGCTCGCGGGCGGCGTCTAAGGGAGCTGACCCATGCCTATTGCTCTCGCAAATATCCGCTCCGAGCTGCTGCCGGGCCTGTTCGACGTCCGCGGCTCGTACGACATGATCCCGCGCCAGTGGGACAAAATCTTCAAGACACGCCAATCCAAGATGGCCGTCGAACGTTCGACGCAGATGGCCTTCGTCGGGCTGCCGTACCTGAAGAACGAAGGCGCGGCGACGCAGTTCGACAACAACGCCGGCGAGCGATTCACCTGGGCGTTCATCCACATCGAAGTGGCGCTGGGCTACGCGATCACCCGCAAGGCGATCGACGACAACCTCTACAAGACCCAGTTCAATCCGACGAACCTGAAGCTTCAGGAAGCGTTCGCGCAGTTCAAGGAAATTCAGGCCGCGAACATCCTGAACACCGGCACCACGTACAACTCGGCGCAGATCGGCGACGGCGTTGCGTTCTTCTCGACCGCGCACCCGTACGACGGCGGCACCTGGGCGAACACTTCGGCCACGCCGAAGTCGCTGAACGAGTCGACGCTGCTGGCGAACATGACCAACGTCCGCACCCAGTTCGTCAACGAACGCGGTCTCCGCATTCTGGCGCGCGCGCGCAAGCTTGTGGTGCCGCCGAACCTCGAGGCGGTCGCCATCCGTCTCACCAAGACCGAGCTCCGGCCCGGCACCGCGGACAACGACGTCAACGCCATCCTCACGCTGAGCGGCGGCTTGCCGGAGGGTCACATCGTCCTCGACTTCCTGACCTCGAACTTCGCGTGGTTCTTGACCACCAACATCGAGGGCATGATTCACATGCTCCGCATCCCGTACGAGAGCGACATGTGGGTCGACAACGTGACCGACAACCTGCTCGTCAAAGCTTACGAGCGGTACAGCTTCGGCATCAACGATCCGCGCGCGGCGTGGGGCGAGTTCCCGACCGCCTAACTCAGGGAGTTCGTTCGCCATGGCTGAAACGGCATTTCGCGGCCCGCTCCTGAGCCTGGGAGCCACGCTCGACACTTCGGTGAGCCCGTTCGACGGGCCGTCGATGGACTATCAGGCATCACTGCTGATCGACCCGCGGGCGAACAATCCCGCGGCGAAGGACAGCATGTCGCCGGGCGCAATCCCCGGCTTCATGATCGGCAACACGGTTCAGGTGATCGACCAGATTCCGTCGATCACCAACGCCAGCACCGTTGCCGCCGGCCAGGTCGTCACCGCCACCGTTTCGATCACCCTCGCCACCACGGCGCCGGGCGGTTCTGCGGCGGGCGTTCCGAGCTGGGCGCCGGGCGTGCCGATCATCCCGGCCGGCACCACCACGCCGGTTCTGGTCTCCGCCATCGACTTCGGCTTCACCACCGGCACCACGGTTGTGAATTCTTCGACCGTGGTCGTCGTGGATTCCACGATGTTCTCCCTCGGCCAGTGGCTTGTGATCGGCGGCGCGGGCAACTCCGGCAAGACGACGTCTCTGGTGACGCAGGTGCAGTCGGTCGCCAATGCCACGACCATTCTCATCTCTCCGGTCGCGGCAGGGTCGCTCAGCCACGCGCCGATCGGCCAGGGCAACTTGTTCAACAACAACCTGCCCCCTGGCACGCAGTTCGGACCGGCGACGGCTTCCGCCAATGCGGCGGTGCCGTATCGGGTCGCGGGCTTCGGGCTTGCATTCGATCCGGTGCAGGCGATGACCCGAAACATCACTGTTGCCGCGGCTTCGGTCGAAGGCGGCACGGCGGCGATCGTCGTGACCGGCTACGACATCTACGGCTTCCAGATGACGGAGCTCCTGACGGCCACCGGCACCACGCTCGTCAACGGCAAGAAGGCGTTCAAGTACATCGCGAGCGCCATCGGAACCGTGACCGGATCGTCGGTCGTCACCGTCGGCATCGGCGACATTGTTGGCCTCCCGCTTCGCGCGGACCGGTTCAACCAGGTCGGCGAAGTGTTCATGGGCAACAACGTCATGTCGACCGCGGCGGGGTTCACCACCGCCATCACGTCGGTTGCGACCAATACCACCGGGGACGTGCGCGGCACTCTCGCCCTGAACCTCCTCGGTGGCGCCATCGGCACATCGAACGGAACCTCGCGGCTCGGCGTGACCATGACGCTCCCTCTGCTCACGCTGCTCAACGCAACCCCATCCAACGCCACGTCCCTGTTTGGCGTCGCTCAGGCTTAAAGAGGAGACAACCATGAAGGCTTCGAAGGTCATCAAGCGGGCGTCAGGCGGCGGCGTGGATCTGGTATCGGGCAATCCGAATGTCATCAAGGAAGCGCGCGAGCGCAAGAAGGGTGGCAAGGTCGGACGGAAGGACGGCGGCAAGGTTCTGGGGCTGATGACCGGCGGCGGCGTCAAGGCGCGTCTCGATCGGCCGGGCCGGAAGATGGGCGGGCGTGTCGGCGCGAATACCGCGCCGCTCTCGACCGCGCACAACACATCCTCCGCCGAGAAGTATCCCAAGACCCAGGAAGGCGGCGCCTCGAGCTAAGGCGCGCCGGCGCCGCGGTTCCGCAATGAGGTGGTGGCCCCGGCACCAATCAACCTGAAGGGCCACCGCGATGCTCCCGATCTCGAAAACAGTTGCCGGAACGGCGGTGGGCACCGCCGCTTTTGTGGTTTTCCCGGACTATTTTCAGAACCCCTTCAGCCTCAGTTACATCGTTTCGATTCCGACGGGCGCCGCGACATTCACGCTGGCCTACACGCTGAACCGCGCCACGACCGTTCTTCCGACTTGGAACGGATCGAGCGACGTGGTGTGGAGCAATCTCGTTGCCGCTGGTACCGCGACTGTGACCGGCACCATCTCCAGCCCGATCACCGCGCTGCGGCTTCTGGTGCCCAACGCGACGGATACGGCCACGGTGCAGATCGACTTGGCGCAGTCGGTCAACTCGCCGTAAGCGAGCGTGGCCGATGCAGGCTCACCGCATCCCTTCCACAGCATCAGGATTTGCCATGACCCGACGCCTCCAGGCGCTGGCTTGCGCTGCGATGTTCGCAGTCCTGTCCAGCACACCGGCCGCCGCCGCACGTCAGAACGTCATATCCTTCAAGGACGATCCGCACGCGCGGACCATGCCGGTCTATCAGCCGCTGCAGGGCTCGGTGTCCCCGGGGCCGGGGCGGTACGAGAAGCGCAAGCCGGTGAAGGGCAAGCGATATGCTGCGGTTCGCCGTACTGCCGCCAGCCCGCAACCCGCCCATCAATGGGGCGGCGGTGATCTCGCGTCCCGCGCGCAGTCCTACATCGGCATGACGGCCGCGCAGATCGGGTTGCGGCGCACCCTGTGGTGTGCGGCTTTCATCAATCACATCGCTGGGCCGGGACGCGGCACCGGCTCGGACTATGCAAAATCCTTCCTGTCGAAACCTCGCGTGGCTCCGCAGGTCGGCGCAATCGCGGTGATGAACCGCGGCAAGCGCGCCAAGGATGGTCATGCCGGAATCGTGGATGGCTTCGACGCGAGCGGCAACCCGATCCTGATTTCGGGAAACCACAACAACCGTGTTGCCCGCGCGGTTTATCCGCGTCACCGCATCCTTGCCTACGTGATGCCGTGACGCAGAGCGAACAGATCAGCGCCATGTTGCGCGAGTCTGCCGCGAGGCATGCCTTCATGGCCGACTTGTATCTCGTTCTTGGTGCCGTGGTGCTGTTCACTGCGCTGGTTGTGGTGACGTTCTTTGCTGCAGCCACGATGTTGATTCTGATCGGTTCGCTTCCGCTCAAGGCGCGGGCGGACCTTGGCTCGTGCGAGCGGATGCTTTGCTACGAGCCCAAACCCGGATCGTGAGCATGAACAAGGACGATGTTTCTTGGTTCAAGCAGACGTTTGGAACGCAAATCACCAGCGCGTGCGCCGGAACGCCGTTCACTATCGACATGGTGACGGCGATTGCGTGTCAGGAAACCGGATACATCTGGGCGCAGCTTCGCCGCAAGGGTCTTTCCGTCAGTCAGGTGTTGGCGCTCTGCGTTGGCGACACGCTCGACGACACGGCGGGCCGCAAGGCGTTCCCCAGGAATAAGGCCGAGCTTCTGGCGCATCCGCGCGGTGCGGAGATGTTCCTGATTGCGCGCGATGCGCTGTTGGCGATGTCAAAACACATCAACGGCTACGCCGCGACCACGCGCAACCTCAACAAGTTCTGCCACGGCTTCGGGTTGTTCCAGTACGACCTCCAATTCTTCAAGGTCGATCCGGACTACTTCCTGGAGCGGCGCTATGAGCGGTTCGACCAGACGCTCGGCAAGTGTCTCTCCGAACTCAAGAACAAGCTCGCCCGCGTCGGCCTCGCCGGCCGCACGTTGCTCACCCACGAGGAATTCTGTCGCGTTGCGATCGCCTATAACACTGGCGGCTACAAGCCAGAACGTGGGCTCAAGCAGGGCCACAAGGATGCCGACGGCACTTACTACGGCGAGCACATTGCCAACTATCTGAGGCTGTCGGCTGGCGTCGCGTTGCCTGTGCCAGCGAAGGCGCTGCCCGCCCAGCCGCCACCCGCCCCAGCGCCTCCGCCTTCCTCTCCGCCCGCAGCGTCGAGACCGTCCGCGTGGACGGCGATCTTCTCAGCCCTCGCCTCAATCTTCAAACGAAAGGCTTGATCTATGCAGATCACCTTCATCAACCTCACGCAGGCGATCGTCACCGCTCTCGCGCTCGGGTTTGCCATCTGGTCCTACTTCAAGTGGGTCCGCCCGCTGGTCGAGAACACTTGGGCGTTTGTCGGGTTCTACGGCAAGATTCTGCCGTGGCTCAAAGCGCGTTGGGATATCGTCTGCGCGTTTGTGATCGCCATCTCGCCAATTCTGTGGAATTTGGCGCTCGACATCTTGGTCGGGCTCTCGTTGCTACTTGAGCATATCCTACCTGCCGTGGCGGGGCTCGACCTCTCCAAGTTCATTGTGTCCGAGCATGTGCGTCTGCTGATTCCAATTGCCGCCACGGTTGTTCCGGCGCTACGCCGCGGCATCATGGAGTGGCGCGGGGCCAAGCAATGATCGGCACCATCATCGGCGGCGTCGTCACGTCCGTCGCCAACAATGCGATCGGCAAGGTGGCCGACGCCTTCTCCGCCCATCAGAACAAGCAGATTTCGATTGCCGAACTTGAAGCCCAGGTGAAGAAGGCGATGCTCGACGCCTTTGCCGAAATCGAGAAGGCTGCCTACGAGGCGCTGGCGAAGACGTTCGACTCCTTCACCAAGGCGATGGTGCAGAGCAAGATTTTGCAGATCATGTGGGCGGCCACGGTCGGCTCACAACTGTTCGTGCTGCTGTGGCACCAGTTCGGCATCCCGTTCGTCGTCTTCATGGGCTACGCGAAAACCTACCCGTCTTCTGGAACAACGGTTGAATGGGCGTATCTGCTGCTGGCCGGGTGTCTCGGCATGGGCCCGGTCGTGCTGCGGAACGGTCCAGGCGCTGGCAACATCGCTGAGCAGATCAAGGGTTTAGTGAAGCGTTAGGAAGCGGGACGACGGTGCGCTGGAACGTACCGCCGCCCCTGACCACCACCAGCACGAAGGGTGCCGATGATGGCTGAGACGGATCAAAGCACGTCGAAGGTTAAGGAACATGGGGGTTCTGCCTGTGGCCGGTGAGAACACTCCGCCGGAGCAGGCATCGGCACCCCACGGCCCTGAGCAATGGACGCAGCGAGATATCGCGTTGCTGCACGACATGGTGCGGGATTACGACCGCGCCCGCTGGCTCCGCGGCCAGGCAAAGTGGTGGGCGGTCTGGGTGGTCGGCTTGCCGGCTGCCTGCGTCGCAATTTGGGAGCCGTTGGAAAAGCTATTTCGGATGATCAGGGGTCATTGATGAGATTATCGCGCGGACTCTATTGCCACATGGCCGCAGCTCTGGTCGGCATCGGCATGTCAATCTGCGCTGTGATGTTGTTCGACCGGCGGGAGCCGCTGTTGCTGATCGAGGGGACGATCGAACCGAATCAGGTCAGGATGGGCGACACCGTTCAGGTGGCGTGGGTTGTCGAGGAACGCCGCAACTGCGACGGCGAGCTCCGCAGGATCATCATCGACAGCGCCAAGAAGGTTCACGAGTTCGCAATCGAGAAGACCGTCTATCACGAAACTCTGACGCGCGACCGCAGGGTATTCGTGAAGCCGATGGTGATCCCGAGCGGGCTGACGCCGGGCCCCGCAATCTACACCACGCAGATTTGGCGATGGTGCAATCCAGCGCAGCAGCACCTATGGCCGATCCGTAGCGAAGGGCTCCGCGTGCCATTCGTCGTGCTCGAATAGTACCCGTCTCCACGTGCCGTATCCCACCATGGCCCCGGCGAAAGGCGCCGCCGCTGCTGCTGGAATTGCGGCATCGTTGCTGATTATTCTGTTCTTTGCGGCGCAGGCCCGCGCGGAACCCGGCCACAGAACCATGGGCTTCACCTGC